GCCGGAAATAGGCTTGAGGGATTTTGTAGACTTAATGAGGAGAAAATATCTTGGATGACTTTGATGCGTTCTGGAAGGCGTACCCGAAAAAAGTAGCAAAGGCCGATGCCCGCAAAGCATGGGTGCAAACCAAAGATGTACGGCCAGACATTACAACTGTCCTCAACGCGATTACAGCGAATTGCAAAACCGAAAGCTGGATGAAAAATGGCGGGACGTTTATTCCCTATCCCGCCACCTGGTTGCGCGGTGAGCGTTGGGACGATGAGTTGGAAGTCAAACTCCCGGATGTGGTCAACGAAAAGCCGTGGCACGAAACGGCCAGCGGCATAGAAGCCAAGGGCAAAGAGTTGGGGATGTCGCCCGACCAGTTCCCATCCTTCCCCCACTTTAAGACAGCGGTCATGCGTGCTGCGATGAAGGCCGCGTGAATCCATTTCTAATCACAGATAACACAGCCATCAGTTTCTCCGGTGGTAGAACGTCAGCATATCTTCTACGCAAGGTTTTAGACGCTAATAATGGGCTTCCAGAGTGCTCCAGAGTATTGTTTTGCAATACAGGGAAAGAGGATGAAGCAACTCTTAAATTTATTCATGCCGTTGAAACGAAATGGAATGTGCCAATCACATGGCTAGAATACGTTGCTCCGTCTGAGTTCAAGGTTGTGACTTATGAAACTGCGTCTAGGAATGGCGAGCCGTTTGAATCTATTATTCGCCATCGCAAAATGCTTCCAAATACTAGGGCGAGGTTCTGCACAGTAGAACTAAAAATTAGAACCATGCGGCGATATTTGCAAAGTCTTGGCTGGGAAGAATGGGACAATATGATTGGCATACGTGGTGATGAGCAACGTCGGGCCGCAAAAATGAAGCCGGACTGTAAGCAAGAAACGCCGGTAATGCCTTTGCACGAGGCCGGGATACAAAAATCAGAAGTCTTGCAATTTTGGGCAAACAATGACTTTGACTTGGAATTGCCAATTATCAATGGGGAAACCATTGGCGGGAATTGTGATTTATGCTTTTTAAAATCTTTGCCAAAAATAATGACGTTAGTGGCTCAGAAGCCGGAACGAACAATTTGGTGGGCAAAACAAGAGGATTGGGCGCAAACTCAGACCAGCGGAGATGCAAATAGATTTCGTATTGACCGACCACGCTATGCAGATATTCATAATTTTATAGACCGGCAAGGCGATATGTTTGATGATTCCATTGAGTGTTTTTGCGGGGACTAAATGATTCTTACCCAATACAACCGAGAAATCGCCGCGCAAATGATTGATGCCGCCCCGGATGGGTATGTGGTGGAAGTCCGCCCGGCAAAGCGGTCGCTTGACCAAAACCGGTACTATTGGGCCATTCTTACGGACATCTCTGAGCAGGTCGTAGTCGGCAAGGATTACGAGCCAAGCATCTGGCACGAATACCTACGAGCGTTGTTCTTGCCAGAACGCATGATTGAGTTGCCGGATGGCAGCATGAAAATGTTGGAACCCAGCACGGCAGAGTTGCGGAAAGACGAGTTCTCGGAATACTTAGAGAAGGTCATCAAGTTTGCGCTCGAGCACGGTGTGCAATTCTCAGAAAACACACGGAGGTTAGGTGACCAAAGATGAAAAAAAATGGATGTCCGCAGTTGCCGAGCTCGGATGTATGGTGTGTAAAAGACTGGGTTATGACACACCGGGGGTCGAATTACACCATCTACGTGCCGGCCAAGGATGGGGAAAGCCCGACAACTTCCACGTTATCCCGTTGTGTTTTCGACATCACAGAGGAAACGATGGAGTTCACGGCCTCGGAACCAAAGGCTTTCCAAAGCACTACGGATTTACCGAGCAAGACTTATTAGACGACGTGAGGAGACTGTTAGCGTGAAAGCCATCGTAATTGCCACCGTAGATGCCAAGTGCCTGGTCACCCTAGCCGCCTCGGTCACCGCCTATGTGCCACAAGACGTCACCGTGTATCTGGCGGGCAGCGGGATGATATTTCCCCGCCACCGGACAATCAACCTGCCCAATGACGCCAAGAACTTTGGCAGTGCTTATAACAATGCGGTTAATAGTGCGTTCTTAGAGTATGACGAGGTAGTGGTCTGCAACGACGATATTGTGTTGACCCCGTATACCTGGGAGGCGCTAGGACGGGACGTTTCGCTACTCAAAGGCGATAATATCCCCCTCGGCTGGGTCGCGTGCCGTAGCGATTACGCTAGAGGATACCAAAATATCCGGTTGGGGCAAGGCAAGATGGAGTGGTTCAGGTTTGAGACCGAGGACAAGATTCTGCGGGCCGAGGTCATCGCCCCCATCTGCGGGTGGGTGTCCAAAGAGGCGTGGGTCGATTTCCCGCCGATTAACTGGTACTCGGACGATATACAGTGCCTTGACATGATGTCTAAAGGACGGCAACATTTTATAAGTCGGGCGTATGTCCACCACGTGGGCAGCCAGACGTGCGGCAAAGACGGGATGCAGTGTATTCGGGACGCCCAGCCCTGGATTAAGGAAAACAGGCCAGAACTTTACGATTTATGGTTTCGGAAGAACGACTGAAAAACTGGGGGTGGTGGTGTGCGTTTGGGCATCTTGGCCCAGAAGTCCGTACCCAATGCGCCAGCGCCGAGGGAAACTATGAATCCGAAGATGTATTCGAGGGCGAGGAACCCCGGGTCGAGCCGGATATGCTGGACGGGGAAGCGGTAGAAAATGCCGTTCGCCATCTTCCAGAATTATCTCGCCGAGTTCTCAAATACCGTTATATAATGTTCCCGTACCACTTGCAGCACACGGTGGCACAAAAACTAAAAATGTCTACGGACAGGCTTGAAACGGAATTGACTGTCGCCAAGAGGAGGCTACATGACAGACTTCAACGAGCAGGGCAGCAATGAATGGTTCGCGGCTCGACTAGGGCACGTAACCGGCAGTAGAGTATCGGACGCACTCGCCAAGGAAGGAACCGCCACACGGGAAAACTACCTGTGGCAACTGGTCGCCGAACGGTTGACCGGGCAACCCCAGGATTCCTTCACTCCCAATGCCGCGATGATTCGCGGAACCGAACAGGAACCCATCTCACGGGCCGCATACGAGGCGCACACGGGCACGTTTGTGGAGCAGACGGGCTTTGTCCACCACCCGACCATGAAATGGTTTGGAGCCTCTCCCGATGGCTTGATTGGCACGGACGGAGTGTTAGAACTTAAGAACCCCAACACGGCCACGCATTTGGCGTACAGGAAGGCCGGACAACCACCGGCCAAGTATCGGTATCAGATGATGGCGCAAATCGCCTGTACGGGCAGAAAATGGGCCGATTTCGTCAGCTTTGACTCCCGGCTTCCCGAGTCCAAACAATTGTTCGTGGTGCGATTTGAGCCCGAGCAGAAAGAGATGGATGAGATGCTGGAAAAAATACAGAAGTTCCTTGACGCCGTGGCAAAGGAATGTGAATGAGCCAACAGGTGATGATTGAGGAATTAACTAAGGAAATCTACCTTGCGATTGAAAAATTCAATGAGGCGCTACCGTTGGCCTCAGTCGTGGGAGTATTGGAAGTCATCAAGTACGAACTGATTCTCAATATAGGAGATGACGATGAAACCTGAATGGATAGTCCTTTTCCCGCACTTGCTCGCGCAGGAAGCGGCATATTTTCTACTATGTATGCTGGGCGTTATTATTTTTGCAGGATGGACGGAATGGCGGCGTGGCTGATAGCCATCATTGGTGTGGTGTACCTTGTGGTGGCGGTTCAACTGCTTCTGCAAGGTAAAATTGGGCTGGGGATAGCGTTTGTCGGCTATGCCCTGGGAAATGTGGGCTTGTATATTGCAGCGAGGTAATTATGGAATACGACAATACGAACACGGGTGTGTTGTTCAAGAACGAATCGGACAATGAGAAAGCACCCGCTTACAAAGGCAAAATCAATGTGGACGGCAAAGAGTACGAGTTGGCCGCATGGATTAAAACCGGAAAATCTGGGCAAAAGTTTATGAGCCTCAAGGTGCAGGAGCCACGCGAAAAAGCGCCGAAACCCGCCCCTGTAAAAGACTTTGCCGACATTGCGGATGACATTCCCTTCTGAGGTGAGCCATGAGTATCTTCTATGACGTAGATGCGTTTATGAAGGCGTGCGGGCACAGCCCTGACCCCAAGCGGGTCGGGTTGTATTTGGACTTGGTGCGCGAGGAAACCGGCGAGTTAGAGCAAGCCATGGCCGAGTTCTACGCTGCCGAAAATAAGCAAGACGAGCAGGTGGCCAGGGCCGAGGTATTGGACGCCATCTGTGACTCGATTTGGGTGCTGGTCGGGCTTGCCAAGACGATGGACTTGCCCGTGGACTGGGGCTGGGATGAGGTCACCATCACCAATCTCAAGAAGATTGACGCGGAACTGGGGACGGTGTTGCGGGACGAGAACGGCAAGATTATGAAGCCGCCGGGCTGGAGAGCGCCGGATATGCTGAGAATCATTCAGCAGTACGACGTCAAAAAGTCCGAGTTGGGAAGCGCCGAAGTCCAAGAGTGAACCAGGCATTATTGCGGTCGCTGTTCACGTATAAGCGCGGGAAGTTGTATTGGAAGCCACGCCCACGGGAGGACTTTAACCAGCATTGCACCTGGGTGATGTGGAACCGGCGCTACGCCTATCAAGTGGCCGGGTGCATTGGGAACCGTGGGTATCGAAAAATAGCGATAGCGAAAAAATACTATTTTGCCCACCGCCTGATTTGGATGTACCACCGGGGATGGATGCCGGAAGCCCTTGACCACAAGAACGGGATTCGGGACGACAACCGGATGAGCAATCTACGCCCTGCCACGCAGATGGAGAACCGCTGGAACTCCCGCCGACTGAGAACCACCAGCACGAACGTGAAGGGCGTTTACAAGCGGGCAAACGGGGCTTACGAGGCTCACGTCTGCGCCAACTATAAGAGGTATTACCTTGGACGATTTGTTCGCAAATCTGACGCCGCCAGAGCCGTCACCGCCGCCAGAAAAGCGCTGCATAAAACATTTGCTCGGACTGGTTAATCGCGGTACGTTTACGGCTACGGAATCGGAGATGAGGGAAATTATGCTATCCGAACACGAAGCCAAGATGGAAGGGTTAGCGCGGCACGTCCTTGCCAAGCGTACTAAGGAGGAGAGGAGAAAGTGGCTGGACGAGTTTGAGTCCAAGCACGGGTATTCAATGACGATGGAGTTGAAAAACCGGATTATTGAGCTGGCTCGGATGCGTAGAGAGCAGACTCATCCTTCCGACGCTTAACGAGTCCCGGCAGTTCTTTCCCACCGGCCTTTGTCCAGGCCATAAATGCTTCCGCAGCGCCATCAAAGTCGCCACGGTTGTGCTTCATTCGGATGGTTGACCTTTGCAGGTTACCGAGTCCGACATTGAAGGCAAAAGATACCAAGGCGTCGAAGCGGCCTTGAGTAAGATTTTGAGGGCAAAGTCGTAATACTCCCCGTTCAAATCCTGCCAGGTCTTGCACGAGGATATCATTGACTTCTGCCATTGATAATACTCTGTCCCACCCGTCGGGAATGGGTAAATTTTTGCGCTCATCAAATTTCACCCGAATATGATTGGGGTCAATAACATGGCCAACACCCACAGTCCACAACAGCGCCGGACAGCGGTAGGGCTTAGTGCGGACGCCTTCATGGTGCTTAATCATTTCTATTGCACTGGGTGATACCTTCACTTCTTAGACCACCCTCGGCTTCCAAACCAAAATCCGATTATCCCCCCGAGCATGGCCATTTCGTCGGACGAGAAGATGAGTTCGGCCACCTTTTCCAAGTCGCCCGTGGAGGCCACAAGGTGCGGCATGTGAAAGATATTCCAAGCCAGCCACGCATTGATGGCAATGAGCTCGAGAACGAACAGGTAGGTCACCGTGGGGCGCACCGTTCCGACATAGTTCACCACCCACGTAGAAGCCCGCTCCATGACCTTTTTATCGTGGTCCAGAGCCGCATTTTGCATCTGGGCTTCGGTCTGCATGGCAATCTGGTCGGTGCGGATTTCCTCGACTTTTTGCTGGGCAATAAAGCCACGCTCGGCCAATGCCAGTTCCCGCTCCGTCTGGATACGGGCCAAGTCCAATTCTTGCTTTTTGTCGGCCTTGTCTTGGAAGAAGTCTAAAACACGGGGCAGACCGGAGATGAGCAGACCGCCTAGGGTGGAAATCAAGGAGAGCATTACAGGTGTCCTTTGAAGATGTAATACGTGGTCACGAGGATGAACGACAGCACAAAGCAGACGATTTTGAGTTCTCGGAGCTTCTTTAAGTCCCGTCCATACTCATCGCGCCCTGCTTGGACTTCTTTCATCTGGCGCTCTTTGATGGTCTGGATTTCTTTCCACTCGATTTCGGCCTTCTCTTTCCCGTACCGCTGGATGAGTTGCTGGCGTAAATCTTCTTCGGCTTCTTTCACTTCTTTGAGGCGTCGCCACTCGGCAAACGCGGTGAGGATGGTGGTATCGCCTTTGACGACCCGTTGCTTACGCTGGAATTGTTGCTTTGCTTGGAGTTCGGCGACCCCAAGTTTCTGAATGTCGGATACTACGGATTCAATCTCTTTCCCGGCGGCCAGGGCGCTTTTTATGCCTTGCGCTGCGCCCTTTGCCGAGGATACTAAATCACTCATTCTCTCCTATACTTTCTCTCCCCGAAAGTAAGCCGCCCCGTTGATGACTTCGCATAGTTCAGGAGGCAGTAACATACCATCCTTAAATGTCAGGACAGCGAATCCCGAACACCAGTTCACAGGATTGCCCTCACAGTATGTAAATTGCTCGCCATAGGGCTCCGCTAACGTCCCGGTGTCCACCCCATAACGACGCCCATTGTAATCAGAATACGGAGTGACTTGGAGTTTGTGCAGGTGGCCGGTCACAATCGTCTTTCCGGCCTTCAAGGTGTTG